AGCAACGGATAGCAGATGAGCATAAATGGTCTTGTATCCCCCAGGATGTTCTAATCGAACATGGTTCCCATAGTTGTGCCAGCCATCACGATCAAGAAGATGTATTCGGGTAACCACCCCATCAGCAGCGGCAAAAGCTCTATCCCCCTGAACAGCAGCGAAGTCTAAACCATCATGCCCCGGCAATCCGAATTGGTCATAGTTCTGGGGGTTTTCCCCGAAGTATTGGGTAATGCGTTGGCTGGTGGTTGGTAGATGGGTGAGGTGAAATGGGTCGGGTGTCGGGGGGTCTGGTGGTTGGATATCCGGTTCGTAAAGGACAAAGATATTAGCCCAATCGGGCACCTTCGCCGCTACAGTTATCCGGTTACCTGTGCCTAGGTGCTGTGCCCCTTGAAAAGCGTAATCCTCATTATCCCCTGGGTAGACATCCCACTTCTCTGGGGCATTGGGGTTATGTTCTAGATCAAAGATAACCTGCTGCAATGCTGCGTCTGCGTTGAGGGATAATACCTGTTCCTCAAGGCTCCGTCTCCATAGCCATTGTTGCAAGGTTTCATCTGGGGGTGGTGGTTCGATGGGTGGTTCTGGGGGTAGTGCTGGGGGGTTGTCTAAAACGTATTGACCGACAGGCTGTATCAGGGGTTGAACCTGATTGGCTATCTCTCCGAATCCCCCCCCCAGGTACCAGATAGCAGCTCCCATCACTTCGGGCCAGGGTCGATATACCCCATCACCCCAAGCGATATCTTCCATTGCCGTACCCAGCCCAGGCACATCTTCGTATTCCCATCCCCATTCGGTGATCATAACCCTGGGTCGGGTAATCTTATGCTCATCGCATACGTCAAAAAGAAACTGGAACCGGCCTATCAGGTAGGGGAACCATCGCTTGATATCTTCGATTGAATAACTGTATTCGTGGAGAGCGATCCCCAGGTAGTCCCGATAGACAGCACACTTAGCCAGGAAGCGTAACATCTGCTCCCCTTCCCAATGACCGTATTCTGGTTCACCAGCCGCCCAGCCAAAAGCAAGTATCCTGTACCCATCAGGGATAGCCAGATCAGCAAGTATGCTATGGAACTCGGCTAACCATTCTGATCGGTCTTTGTCTACTTCGTTAACAGGTACAATCCAGACCCGCTTATCGAACTCTGGGGGTAACCTGTCAAGTATGGCTTGCCAATGGAGTGGTGCGGCTTCCTGGGGGGATAGGTCATAGTGGGGTACGTCTAACCCAACGACGCGAAAAACTATCGTATGCCCCACCCCACTAATGCGGGAGAGTTTCACCGCATCATTGCAGATACCGTAATCCCCTATTGAGACAATCGTTGCCGGTATCCCAGCAGCGTCAAGGGGTATCAGGTAATCGTCTTTGATCCCTTGCGCGTTCCCACCTGTTCCCAGGTGAAATCCGAACGTTGACATCAGGGGGTTACTCCAATAGACATCTTCACAATGACACCTATGATAGCAACTAAAGCCGCCGACGCAAGAAACATAATGATGCGTTGCTCCGTCTGTATCTTCGCCATTTTTATCAGAACATCACCCAGGGCTTGCCCAAACGCAGATGTCGATGCCCGTAGAGTTTCCTTGTCGTCTACCCGTTTTTCGCCCATCGTTATCACCGCATCCCTCATCTCTTGTTGGAACGATTCAAACTTGCGTTCCTGATTCTTCTGGGATTCGTTTACCTGGGTGATTTTAAGCGTTAGGATTTCAACGAATGCGGAGACGGTAGGCTCATCCTGTGCCATCAGTTACCTCTCTGATGACAGCAACTACCCGTAACAGGTTGTGTCCGTTACGGTAGCAATTTATTCGCAGGTCCACTAGCATTTTGGAGCCATCTTTTCTCAGAGCCTTTCGACGGAAACCGCGTCTTGTATTGGGTGAACATTCACCGGATTCCACTACCCGTTTGACAGCCATGATATGAGCGTCCCAGAACTCTGCGTCCATAACGAAACGTATCAGGGGTTGGTCCAGGGTTTCATCCTGTGACCAGCCAAACATAACTTCGGCCGCAGGATTCCATACCCGCACCAAGCCCCGATGGTCGATACTGATTATGGCATCAGACACCGCTTCGATGATATCTTCGTAAGCCTTCATCCGCCGTTCTCTAGCGGCAACCCTCTGGCCTAGTTCGTTGATGTCATCTAGGGTTATTTCATTAGGGTACATAAGACAAATTCTTCACAGTGTAATCGAACTGCCCGTTCTGTTTCTCACCCGCACCGAAGGATGCTTTTATCGTAACCCTACGGGTTTCGTGTTTCTTGGTCGATGTAACGATAGCGTTATGGGCTGATAGCAATTCCAGTTCCCAGGGGTTAGTCGGTCCTGAATCGGTACCTGTACCCATCTCCGTATCGGTAGCAAGGTCGTGTACCAGCCAGTCGATAGAAGATGGGGTATTCGGTTCGCCTTCTTTGTCCAAGAAGGTGGTTACCAGGGTAGCATTGCTACCCTCTGGAACGGGTATTTCAGAGACTATTCTCGTCATTGGGGTATCCCCCTATTAGGCAGCAGCGGTCAACTGAACACTATCCCAGGCACCAGAGCCAGCAGCGACGGTGAGGTAGGGATTAGTGCTGGTGAAGATAGCCATGTTACCAGCCACCGATGCACCACCAGCAGCGGCAGCGTATGCGGCTTCGATTGTCGCGGCCAGGGTATCCCCCAGGGTTCCAAGATCATGGACACCCAGAGAGTTGATGACATCCTTCTGGTTATCATCTGGGTCGGTACCCATGAATTGATCCTGCAATGTAGCAAGTGATTTTGGCATGATTTTATTCTCCTTTTCGGTGAAAGATTACCAGTGATTACCAGCTCTACAACTAGCTCCAGGTAATCGCCAAGTCTAATGTCCAGGTTTGACCAACGGTCTTTGTACCCTGGGATGATGTCTTGCGGTTGAGGTTATCCCCAGTATCCGAAGATGCGTTCACCACAGTGAATTCTTCCCATGCCTCATTCGCGTCACCAGAAGCGAACACGGCTCTCCAGGTTGTAACCTGCCCGGCTATCTGGGGATAGGTCGCTTCCATCGATTTGAAGGTAGGGGTACCGTCGATCAAGCCGGTGTCAGTTGGTCCCTCTGCCGTAGCATCAGAGCCAACCCCCAGGTATGCAACGCCGTTGCTGTAGACTGTGCCACCTGTACCGATTAGCAACGTCTGGAGAACTGCGATCCCTTCGTTCAAAAGGACGTTGCCCTCTATCTTGCTAATCCCAGGTAACCCAGGCACCTCAGGAGCGTGTCTACCCTTGTCCGGTTCCCCGGCTTCTACCCAATTTTTGAAATGAGCATCGTCGCGGAACCTGCGGATTGTCCACAGGGTATTATGTTCCGCATGATCTAATAAAGCATTTACATTTAACATAACTTACTCCTTTACAACTTCTTGTCCACCAAGAAGATCGTTAGACATGGTACCAGATATCAGGCTGTGTGTCATGCTGGATTGCCCTAGATTATGCGACATGACAAATTGCTTTAGCTCGAATCTGATGGTGACGATCTTCGTTGCTGAATCATACGCTAATACAATGTCAACCCCTGTTCCCGTATCAGCCACAGCCAAACTAACGAGAACATCGCTGATAAAATCGGTTGCTAGACCGACATCAGTTACCAGTAATCCTACTGAGATATTGTCGATGCTATCTACACCAGCACCCGCATCAGACACAGCGATAAACGTCTGTTTCAATATCTGGGTGATATCATCTGTCCCTGCCCCAGTATCGGCCAGGGTAACCAGTACTTCAACCGAAGGAAGGTCGTCTCCGGTACCGACATCGGCTACCGATAGGGTGACACTGATATCCGCAATCGAATCTACCCCAGTACCGGCATCGGCTACATGAACTAGATTACCCAGAACAGTTGCTAGATCCGCACCACTACCCAGGTCAGTGATGGTTAGGCTAACCTGGACTGTCGGTGAATCTTCACCGGAACCCGTATCGGATACCAGCAAAGCAACCTGAATATCCGTTATCGTATCGGTACCAGTACCAGCATCGGCTACCTGTTTCAATACCTCTTTTAAGACTTGGGTGATCGCATCAGCACCGGAACCCGTATCGGATACCGTTAGTGCTGCGGCTATGGCTAGGGCACCAGTACCTAACCCGACATCGGATACCGTCAACGTAGCAAGTACCTGGGGGATGGTATCGACACCGGAACCCGCATCGGCTACTGGTACCGAAACCTCTGGTACATTCACCTCATCAGCACCGGAGCCAACATCCGATACCCCCAAAAGAGTTAGGGCTGAGACAGCATCAGCACCGGAGCCAACATCCGATACCGTAAAGGATACCGCTGGTACATTGACAGCATCAGCACCGGAGCCAACATCGGTTACCTCTTTTGTCTGTTCTCCCAGCACATTCACATCGTCAGCACCGGAGCCAACATCGGCTACAGGCACCGATACATCTGGCACAGGTGCAGCATCAGTACCAAGCCCAGTATCGGCTACAGTAACTTCGGCGCCTATTGACGGTGAATCTTCACCACTACCCGCATCGGATACCTGGGTGCTTACCTGAATAACAGGATCGGCATCGGTGCCCGTTCCTGTATCTGCGATAGCCAGAGCCACAGCAGCGGAAACGGTATCGGTACCACTACCAACGTCCGGTATGCTGATCGTCGCTTCTACCGTGACATCATCAGCACCACTACCCGCATCGACAACGTTCTTGAATAACAGGATGGTCTTGCTAATCGCATCGGCACCGGATGCCGTGTCTGCGATGGTTAGGGAGACATCGATGGTTACGTCATCGGTACCCGTTCCTGTATCGGTCACGGTCGTGTCAACCTGGATATCTGATATCACATCAGACCCAGACCCAGCATCGGCTATAGCCGCCAGTACCGCAACTACAGGAGCAGCGTCCAATCCCCCCCCTACGTCTGATACTATTATCGACACCGTAGCTGATGCAACATCTGCGCCAGCACCGACATCGGATACCGTCAAGGATACTAATTCGCCCGGGACATCAACCCCACTACCGACATCGGATACCGTCAAGGATACCGTTATGCTGGGGGTGCCATCAGTACCACTACCAACGTCGTTCACGGTCTTGACAGTGGGGGGTGCGGCAAGCGTATACTCGTCCCAGTAGACATCCGTTCCATCACTGTAGAGGTAGTCAATGGAATCGGTGTTGTTCAGGTTGTTGTATGACCAGCCAGCGATGACTGAGGTAAACGTACCAACTTGTAAATCGCCTTCGTCGGTCCAACCGCCACCATCATTAGAAATCAAGTGAACGTCATTACCGCTATCCAAGAATAGGACATATCGAACACCCCCAAGCACGGATGCACCAACATAGTTCAAAATAGGCACATTGATTTTTACCGCATAGCCTGTTGCCACGTTGTTTTCTTCTACATTGTTTGGTGCTCCTCCAGCTCCATGATAACGATAAACCGTTCCATCAGAAATAGCGGTGATATTACCAAACATCGCCCCACTTTCAGAATAAGTGTTCTCGCTAGACCAACTTGCTGTGTGGGTTCGATACGCAGGGTCTCCATCTCCGTAATAATAATACAATACTTCGATGTAATCGCTGTTTCTTAGGGTAATTCCTGCTGGACGATTGTATATATCTACCTTTAAGGCGCGTAGACCTATCTGCGTTGGGCTTGCCCACGATGCGCCAGTTTTTTCTGTATAATAAACATTGTCTTGAGTTGAACCAGTTTGCTTGACCCTATCAACCACATGAATATGTGGCTTGTCATTGGAATCAATGGAAATAGCGCAACCAGGACTGGTTGGCGCTGCTTCAGTGTAGTTGTATGCTTCTTCCCAGGTTCCGAACGTCCAACTCCCGCCAGAATAAGTTGCTACACAATAAGCAACGTCACGTACATCTTCTGCCCCACATGACGACAACAAATGGATATTATCATTGCTGTCAATTGCGGCATGAATCCAAGCGGGAGTGCCGCTGGAAGTGCCATGAATCGTTGCGCGATTATCGGAATCTTCAACAGTCGGAGTACCATTAATATCACTATACAACTTCAAAGTAACATCCGTATACACGTATAAAAATGCTAATTTGGTGCCATCACTGGCTTCTAATACAGCACCTCCCCGATCCAAACCTCCACTCACAATCGTGGTCATCGCCTATTCCCCCACCCAAGTATGACTACAAAGTGGATGGTCAGCTTCCCATTGGTCGAGCGAGCGCTGGTCAGTAAACTCTAACGGTCCCTCCGGTTCGCAGAATTTCTTATACGCGCCATCGTCATTCGTGCCAATCAAGGCGCATGGTCGGATATTATTCGGATCGCCATCTGTAGGTTCCAAAAACGGGCACTCCAAGGAATAGCTGCTGCCGTTATTCTGTGGGCTGGTATCCTTGCAGCAGCCTTCGCCAGTGACCCAAACGTATGGGAACTTTTTGCCTCCGAGACGGTAGAACCCAACACGATTTTCAGGAGCCACGCCAATCTCATCACCAAGATTTCCGAACCCAAACATACCTAACTGCGGGCACAATTCATTTACGGCATCGTCCAGCGACCAATGCCGAAGCGCTTCCGGCCAATTACGAGGAAATGGATTTGCTTGGTTCGGGCTGCCATCAGCACCGCAACATTGGCCGCATCGGTTACAGGTACCTTGTCTCAGGAATGCCATCTATGCCGCCTCAAATCAATCGTAATCGTAATATGGACGAGCGAATATCTCACTGTGGAGCGTGCCAGTGTAGGGACTATTTTCTTCCCAGTATGGCTCGAATTTGCAAGCGTCTTGCTCATGGGTGAATGTGGTGTAACCGAAATAATATTCTATCCGGTTGTCCGTATCTGCCTCTATGAACCAGCCAGGTAGGTCGTCGCCTATTTCGTGGTCCTGGGTTGGCGCACAGGTATTGAACCAGCCGATTTCCGTAATCCAGACCTTCTTTTCGCCTTGCCCGGTATGGGTCAAATAATTCGTGTAGAAGGCATCCAACCGTTCATCCAGACTGTCATAGGGATTCCACCCCATGTTGTATACATGCATGCTTGCGGCATAGATCGCATCGTCGTCTCCACCTGCGGTAATGTAAGCATCATAGAAGTCATGGGAGATAGAACCATCGTCGTCAAAGACACTATACATCGGACCGACATACTTACAATCTGGACAGTGATCTTGCAGGTCGAGGAAGAAGTCAACAGTATCCGCTACAGACAGATTGCATTGGTCTGGTCTGTCGCATTCGTTACCCCATAGAACAACCTGGGTGCTGGTAGTGGGTACACTTGCCTCGAAAGCGTCTAGCTGCGCCGGCCATTTTACGGATACCAGGAACGTACCAGAAAGCTCTGTGGCAGGTGCTGTCGGTGTCCACGAATGCCAGAGAAAATCTTCTGGCAAACAGAGCCGATAGAGGTCGTCTGCATTGCTTCCCCTATGCGCCCATGCCAATGCCTTTTTTGTCTGTTCGGCGCAGGGCATGTACTCGACAAGGGGAAGATATATTCTTGACGTTACTGTTATTGTCGGGAATGGGTCTGGGGTAGCGGGGGGTGGGTATGCAGAGACAACCCCAGATGAACTATCCTGAACCATGCTCAAAGCCCCCATCACTCCAGCCACCAGAACCACGGCCAGCAATACAGAAAAAACTATCGCGCTTTTACGCATCATAACCTCCGTTCATTTCAATATGCCTGTAAAGCCACATCAAACAGTCTCTATCCTTCGCGCTACCGGCTGTAGCTTCTTTCCTACTAGCCGTACAGTATATTCAACGTGTTAGGGGTTATCATTACCCCTGCACGGTATCTGAGCCGTTTCCTGCGTCGTTCACTGATACGACACGATCCCCAGGGTTCGGGGATGGGGTATCAGGTATTTCAAGGGGCGATCTTTCTACTGCTTCGAGAGCTTCCAGTATCGGTGAAATATCCCCGACAGTGATCTTGGCTTTGGGGTAAAATACTTTGAACCACCCTTTCAGATGGGTGACAGCGGCATCAGACCAACCATACAGAACCACCTGATTAGTTTTCCATGCCCCTATCCCAGCATCGTCGGGGTTGAATCCCAGGGTATACCCCTTGTCTCTGGCTCCTACGAATAACGCTCGTAGGGGTTCCCCCACGACAGCTTCGTTCAGTAACCAAAAGACCCGTTTGCTCCGGTGAGCCACCTTCGCGCTATAGTCGTGGGGGGTTTCATCCGGTCGGGTTTGCTTGATGCGTAGCGTGTACCCATCAGGACGGATAATCTCAACCCTGGTACCAGGATATTTTTCCTCATAGAATTCTGATAGGCTATCCAACCTTTGAGGATTGGCTCCCAGGATACGCACGATTCGTTGTATCCGGTTACCCCCCACCCCACCTTCGTGGGGATTGAACGCGGTCGTATAATGCCTGGGTAACTGCACCAGGAACATCGGCCACGCAATATCCTGGGGGATATCTGGGTCAATGTAGTTTACGTTCTTCTGGTATGCGATTCTTGGTTCTGTCATCGGGCTAACTCCTATGGTGAAACTTCACCGATTATCTGCCTAATATAGCGTTCTCTCTTAGTTTACGCTGCGCCATGAATACCGCAAGGTCATCAGGTAACCCTGTGGATATCGAAAGCTCTTGCTTGTCTGGGTTGTATGTCGTTGCTGTAATCAAGAATGTCAATCCAGCATCACTGACATCAGCCAAATCTTCCCGAAAGGTTGTTATCCTGATGCGGGTACCGGCCTTTACTTTTGATGCGGGTACCTCCCCATCTTCTCCCATCAGGTATCCTCTAACCTTGATAGGACCGGATACCATGAAACGAACATCCTTCTTTTGCGCCAGTATCCGTTTGCCGATGCTTAACGCGACAGATGCCCCTGTAGTGCCAGCCTTTACGGTAAACTCCTTTTGCCCGTATAAAGAAATCGAATCAGTATCTTTCAACGCGGCATCGTCGTTGGGGGTAGTGATTTCAACGAAACTATCGTTTTCTGTAGTACGTTCTACGTAGACATAGTTGATAATATCATCGAAATCCTGGGATATCCGAAAGTCGGCTATCAAGTTCGGGTCGTCAATCCCAATCGTATATTCTGCGTCTCCAGAATCAAGAGATGGGTATTGAGCAAATTTTAGTACAGGGTTGCCGTCTCGGTTAGGGGATTCCTCGCTCCCCATCAGGGAGAACCCCCAGGGGTTGAAGCTAGAATCACCATGCGCGGCTACCCTGAGTAGGATATCGGCTACTGGCTCTGGTCCATCAGAAAAAAATGGTTCTAGCGTAAACGTGTTCGCGCTGATTAGCCCATCCCAAGAATCTATTTCAGAGAACAGCGCAATGATATCCCCGGCTATTGATTCGGGGGTGATGGTACCTGTCTCGCTGTATACCATCAGGTTAGAAATCTGCATGTATATTTGATCGTCAGTTGACCCATTCTGGGGAGGGGTCTGGGTAGCATCGGAAACGAATTCAAAGAAAGCGTATTTTGATGCGATACCCAGCGTAACATTCTTGCTCCCAGAACTGGTAGTGGTGACATTATCTTCCCCTGTGCCAGAGTAAGGGGTTCCTGCTCGTTTCATCGTGATGCGCCACGTCTGGGATGCCTCATCCATGTCGTAATTCCAGGTTATCCGTTTGACCGTCTCCCCATCGGGCATCACGTAATGAAATGTATGCCGGTCATACGTGTTGAATTCTTCTTTCTTTGGTACTACCCTGATACGATTGTGCCTGTCTATACTGAACTTGTCGGGGATAACCGCCACCGCACCACCAGACGCGAAGTACCAGACCTTCGCGCTCATCCTGTTATCAGCCCAACGCTTGTCCAGTGACCTTTTCTTTAGAAGGGCACCCCAGTATCCAACTGCCTCAATGACCAGTGCCTGTTTAGCACCGGAGCCAAACTGGAAGCCGATGAAAACTATTTCTCCCTCCCAGACTTGGGTCATGCCGTTGGTTATTTCTACCCGTTGCCCCCCCCTCCAGGGGTGATTTCTTGTGATGTCAAGGGGAATAACTATTCTCGCGTTCCCATAGATCCCCCCAGGGTAGAAAGTCGAGTACCGTGAAATGATCACATTATCCAGCAAGTCGTCATGGTCCGGCACGATGTCTACGGACAACCTGCTGTATATCTTTACCCGTAATTCGTTCTGGGGTATCTGGGAGCCACGCATTACATAACCCCCCATCTGGGACGGACAATGATGGGATCGAATTTCAGGGTATCAGTGATGGTCATCTCAGAAACATCGTCATTACCCATTAAGACCCGTAGTTGGTTCAGCGTGTTGGGCAATAGATGAACCGGGTCGCCTTCCCTGGATATCTTGTCTCCCCATCCTCCGGTAGAATCATTTATCGCTCTTGCGTAATCCCCCGCTTTATAGACCATATCTTTGAAATCCCCACCCGCATCAGCAACCTTAAATTCTTCCATTGGACGAAACATAATGGCTGTAAAATCTAACCAGTACGTCCTGGGGGTTACCTCTCCTGGTCGAGAATGGGAGAAGCCTAGCCCCATCAGGTAGGGGAATTTGCCTGGGGGTGCCAAGAAGCGGGGAATAATCATCGAATTAGATCGCAACAACCTGAACTGGGATGTTGTCGCCAGTAGAAATTGTCTGACTTTTCCAGTGTAGAAATTGTTGCCAAACAAGAACCCAGGGGAGAACGCATATGCGTAGTTTACCGGCTCGGCAAACCTGTGAAACACGTAAAATTCTTTGCCTTCAAATTGTTGATAGTGGTCAACGATATCAACGGCTGTCCAGGTAGACCCTGATAGGCCAAGGGAAGCGGCCAGATATTCCCCCCCTGATGAGCCACTGTCAACCGTTCCCTGTCTCTCGTCATACAGGTATATTTCAGGGTCGATGTGATAGTCAAGTGTCAGGTTGGATAAATACATCCTCTTATAAAATGATGGTACCCGACCGAAGGTTAGGTTGTATGTTGTCACCGCTGGGTATGAGCCAGGGATACCCCCCACCACGCACCAGTTGTCTCGGGTAGAATCATCGCAATTGTCTACAGTGGAATCACCGGCTTTCGTCCATAGCCAGGGAATAGGGGATATCTGGTCGCCCTCTCCTGCTACCTCAATCATAGCCAGGGCATCGGCTAATACCTGGGTGGCTGATAGGGAACGATCCCATATCGTCATGTCCAGTATCGTTGTCTCCAGGTTATCTGCTCCCAGGTAATCCTGACCGATTCCTACGGTGTCAAATAAAGCAGCGGCATACGCACTATTAGACGCTAACAATACCCCATCAGAGTAGATGGCTTTGAGGGTGTCATCCCAGGTAAAATGTAGAATTAGAACATCGCCGTAATCCCACGAAAAGGCAACCCCCATGAAGTCGGCACCAGTTTGAAATACCAGCTCTCCAGCAGATGTGTCGTAATAGATTTCTTGATAGGTAGAACCGACATAGAGAGACATGAGACATCTATCTTCTGCGGCAGCGACAAGATCGGACGAAGAATAGTTCATCCGCAGCACCAGTCTCGCGCTACCAGCAGGTTTGCCATAATCCCCAGATGTCAAACGCAAATCTCCAACAGCACGGCTACCCACCGAGTTGTTTACGGTACCTGCCCAGGAGCATCCCAGAGCATCACCCCAGATGAGGGGGGTGGGATGCAAGGTATTGGCTGTGTCGCTATCCTCTACCTGGAAACCGTCAATGTATAATCGTCGGTTGTAGCCTACCCTGATACCGACAGTGACGGATGCGCCAGAGCCAGAGAAATCCTGGTAGACCCGATACCAACCATTTGCTACGGCCACGATATTCGGGGTAGTGGCTACCCCATCGAATATCAGATCGCAATCGGACGTAGTAACGATCCCCCTATCCGGTCGCTTGACATAGACAGACAGCCGGTTATTGCCGTTGCGCTCAGTGATTGTGCAGGTATAGCGATTGTTCACTATAGATGCGTTGTAGCCAGTTACGATCATGGACGTATTTCCGAACGCCACGAAATCAGTATCCCTGTTTATAATATCGTTCAGGGTGCTTGTGGCTGTCCACCCTTGTTCTGGGGTATCGGGAAACATGAATACTGGATTAGGTATTCTGTTCGTCCCTGCTTTCGGGTTCTGTATCCCCCTAGAAAACCCCAGGGGCAACCCGATAGTATCTTCGATAATCCCCCCACCTGCTTCGGCTACAAGCTGGTCGATGCCCTCAATAAATGGTTGCAGCTTCAACTGAATCTTGTAATTCACCGTCCGATCCCTGATGGTGCCCTTCCCCCAGGATTTCATCACTTTCGGAACCTGTCCATGGACGATTTCAAACTTGTTAGCTGCTCCGTATTGTCCCCAGACAGGATCGAAGGGGATTGAATTGTCGGGCTTGTACTCGAATATCAGTGGACGATCTGGGGTAACCCCTGCCTGGGATAACCAGGATTCTATCACCCTGGCCGCCTTCCTTATTTCGGAGTTCTTTGTGCCCCGTATCTGAATTGGTAGGGGGTAATCACTTAGGACAGCCCGTTCGTCTATTAGGGTACCCCCACCCCACCTATTGCCAGATACGCCAGAGCCTATCAGGTGGTCGAATGTAGTACCAGGGGGGTAGAAAATATCGTCTAGCCGATAGGGATCTGCGTTCAAATCTAGGGTGCGATCCCCTACCCGAAACCTAGCAACAACTGTCTCGTAGCCTGTCGTCATTCTTATACTCCAGCGGCTTGGTGTAACCTAGCCAATTCCGCAATCTTCGTAGCCACTTCTTCGGCTATTTCATCTGGGGATGCGGTTGCGCCTTCGATGGTTATATACGCCTCTATTATCACTGGTGAACTTTCACCGATATCCCCAGCATACCCCCCATTACCCAGGGGTTCGATGTCGGTGATCGCACTACCCACTACGGATGCTGCGGCATCCCTGATTTCATCGGCACCGGATAGGATGCCAAGTGCGATCCCCTGTGCAAACGGATACCCGATTTCACGCATCGGTTTCTTGGCTGGGGATGATGCCTCCGTCTCTGCTCTTGCGGCGGCCATCGCATCCCTGACAACCTGTGCGGCTGCGGCGGCTATCTCGTAGGATTTCGATAGGATACCCACCCCAATACCAGAAGCGATGTAACCACCAGCGGTTTCAAATCCAGTCCGGTAACTTCTGATAGTGGACTGTGCCTCTGTCAATCCTGTGGAGATGTTAGTATTGACCGATGTCATAGCCGTATCGGTAGCGGTGGCTATCCCTGTCATGGTTGTATCGGTTTCACCCAGGATGGTACCCATCTCTGTGGTGGTCATGGTAGACATCGTTGTCATCCCTGTATCGAAGGCAGTAACGGTCAACCCCATGTTCTCGGTAGCACCGTCTTTGATTAGGATAAATTGCTCCTGCATAACGGTGGCTGTGGTGACCGTTTCATCGTCTACGATCCCCATCTTGTCGATATACCGTTGCTGTTCACCAGTCAAGGCTACGACCGATTCCCCGGTACCCTGGTTGGCTACGTCCATTGCGTTGTTCGCTTCCACAATCCTACCAGCGGTATCCGCAGCAAGGTCGAGGTCTTGGATGAAACCGGATAGTTCTGTCCTCATATCGGCTACTGATATATTCCCGGCTACGTAGGATTGTGCCAGGGTATTGATCTTCTCCTGTATCAGAGCAGATTTCAAAGCAGCTTCTGCGGCTTCCTCACTGTATACCCCTAGAGCCTGTCCCAGTACTGCCATCCCAACCGCACCCACCCCCGCATCACTGGCAGCTTTCAGCATCGCTTGGTTCAGGGTATCCTGGTTCATGGTACCAGTGAGGACAGCGGGTTCACCTTCTTCGATGACGTTATAAAAGAAGTTGGCTCCGTCTGCTCCCTGGACAGCGGCAGCAAAGTAATCCCCCACCCTAGCGGTTGCATCAGCAATAGCGGTAGCGTAATCTATTGCGGCTTGGGTAGCTTCTTCGCGAGCGATTTTTTCATCTTCCATCGCTTGATTCGCCTGTCGTACCATCGCTGCGTTTCTGTTGATACGCATGGCTTCCTCATCAGATTGCAACATCCTACGTTGCATACTATCAGCCATGTCAACGTTCGTCTCAAATAGCCCCTCCAGTATTTCATCCTGGGTGAGCATTACTTTGTTGTTCGCCTCTATTGCTTCGGTCGTGTCATCGACATTACCAGCAAACGCAGCATACTGTTTATTCAGAGCATCAGCTCTGATATCTGCTTGCTCCTGTAGGTCAATGGCTGCTCGTAGTTCTGTAATCTGTCCGGTCCACCCATCCTCTAACAACCCCAGGGCAATATGCAATCTGGCTATCGACCTTTCTTGGGATAGGTTACCAGCCATATGATCAAGCCCCTCATCTGTTACGGCTTTGATCAAGAGTTTAGAAAGTGCCTGTTCTTTGTTGTATCCCCTAACAGCATCGGATGAATCTTGAAGGCTACTAGAGGTATCAGTGATCTGTCCCCGGTACTCGTCCAGGGATGATGCAACTGTCTTATTGATTTTCGTGGCCGACATATTCTCGACTTCCCATTCCAGGATAGAAATCTTGGCATCGAGAAACTTTCTTCGTAATGGCTCCAGAGATTCGCCCATCAGTATCTTGAAAGCGGCGGCTAGTGATGCCGCCCGTTCTTCCTGCCGTAGTAGGGCTTCGTTCATCACATCGGCAGCTTCTGTAGTAGCCCCTTCTGCGTTCTCCGCGTTCTGTAATTCTGTAGTGAATTTTTCTGCACCACTACCAGTTAGTTGCAATGCCCCTTGTGCGGCCATGATACTGCCGAACAGGTCCATCATGGCTACCCCCTGGTCGGCCGCAGCCTGTTCCATCAGGATCATAGCATCCTGTAGGTTACCCCCCTGTTCGATGAATTGTGCGAACCCCACCCCCGCAACCTGCTTAAAAGCATCTGATGTCTTGGTCCCTTCTACCGCTAATTCCTGTAGGATTGCGCGTATCTGAGTAGCTGCCTGTCTGGTGGGGGTACCCTGTGCTGTCATCGTGGCTATCGCGGCTGTTAGGTTACCGAACTCAAGCCCCAGGGATGCGGCAACAGGTACCATCTGGAACAGTCGATCAGACATCTCTTTGAAGGTGGTCTTACCACCCTTGACAGCGGCAAACATCACATCACTGGCTTCCGCTGCTGAGATAACTCCTGGTCCGTAAGCGTTAACGACAGTGGTCAACCCATCAACGGCTGTGGACAAATCAGTTACCCCAGCCAGGGCTGTTTCGTGGGCTGTCTCCAAGAACTCGAACACGTTCTCCTGGGGGACACCGGCTGATATCGCTTGGTACAAAGCAGGGACAATCTCGTCTGTCATCCTACCCATTGAAGTAGATAACCGGAGAACATCTGCTTCCATCCCAACCATCGCCACTTCGGATATCCCAGGGAGCAAGGTGTAGACTTCTTTGATCCCTTCCTCAAACTGCTCAAAGGCTTGGATTGACTCGGCCATCAATTTCTTGATAGCACCAGCCGCCTTCATGATCCCCCCCACTAAGCCGATGCCAATAGCAACCTTCCCAATCTGGGATACCATGTCACCGAATTTATCGGTTTTCTTAGTGGACCGATCAAGCGATTTCTCGTAATGCTCGGTATCACCCTGTATCTTGACAGCAAGTTTTGCTAGGGTTGTCACGTTACTTTTTCCCCGTTAAAGCCATCTTGAATTTGTTCCAAAGATCCCAATCCTTTGCCTTCCTATCGTCAACGGTACTATCCCAGGGATTAGGCTCAACGTCCTCATCCTGGGGTTGCCGTTCTAAGATTTCGGGTAGGATAAAATACTCTGGTACAAAGTCTTGCCATGTCAACGGTTTCGCGCCCTTTCTCCTGTTTGAGTTATAGGTTATGGCAGCGTGTTCCGCTAGTAACCTGATGGCTGAGTTCTCCCAGCGGGGGTCTAAAGTATACGATGCTTTATAGTCGGAGAATTCTCGCGACGTTATCTGGGTTTGCAGTAGCCGGATGGGGATTCCCAAGTCCCGGCTAAGAATTAACCAGAACCGTCGCTCTGGCCGTTTCCCAAGTCTGCAACGTCCTCATCGTCTGCGTCCTCATCGTCAACGATCCCAGATATCACCCTAACTTCTGTGGACACTTTCTCGATTCCACGCGCACCCAGGTTAGACAGCTTCTTTACATCCCTGGGGGTAAAGAGCATCTTGGCTGTGGCACCGTTCGGGGCTGGAGCGTTACCATCTTCAACATCGGTAATGCTCGGTCCTTCGATACATCCCATAGCCACCAACCTAGCGCGGGAGCCAATCAGGGTAATCTGTCGCTTTTGCCCACGACCCTTCACCAGACTAGCTTCAAACCTATCGCGTTCGATGCCTGTCAATTCTCGTACCCAGACACCCCCACCCCATTCGGGTACGCTTACCCACTTCACCTCTAACACAACTTTCTGTGAGAGGATATCAGTAGCGGATAATGCTTTGATCCCCTGGGGTTGCTGTTCTTTTATCTTGTTATCTTCGGGCATGTTGTTCTCCTAGTCTTACAGGTGAAACTTCACCGATATACGTCAATAGCCCCCTATCCCTGGGGACTGATACCGTCAAATGGCACCAGTCCCAGGAAGGGATTATATGCTAGGTGATTGTCGGTGCGCCAGTCGGGGCAAAGGTCATGTTCATCTGGTAGTATTGGTCCTTCTGGGACACCCTACCCATAACCTCAACATGAGCCGCGAAACGTATTGTCTCGCTTGCATCCGGAGACTGGATTTCAAAGTTCGTGGGGGTGGTACGGCCAAAGGCTGATACCAACTCTACGTGCTGGGCATCTGTATCATCCCACCCTAACACGACATTGAAAGTCGCCAGTTCGCGCATCCCTGAATCCTGTTTCTCCATGTAACCCTGGGGAGAATCATGGGCTGTGATATCCGATAGGATTTTTCGGATTTCTGGAAAGTCTGCGTCAATCACAGTAGCGATTGCGTTGTATACCCCAACAGGGGGTTGCTCCTCAATGGAGAATGTTAAGCCAAAGCCGATTGAAGTGGTCATTGTGAACCTCCGTTACACGTTGAAAAAGTAATCTTGAATAACACGCCATCGGTCGATATCGGTATCCAGTTCTGAGAACTGGTTGTCTCGTAAAGCCGATTTTAGATATACCCCCCCATCAGGGTTTCCGCTTCCGATCTGAACATGGTTCAAACCGTTGAAGCTAGAGAATAACAGGGCAGCTATCGTATCCGCTTCTGATCTTGTCTTGGCGTAAATATCGAACTGGATTCTGGTGGTTTCCTGAGCCACGGTACGGTCGTGGGCGGTCACTGTTAGCGTGGTGATATCGGTCAAGGTAACGGCTGGATAACTGGGGTCGTTGGGTAGCATGTTGGGATAGTACCGTCCATGCGTGAGCGATGCCGTGTTATTCGGGTTACCCGAATCTTCTGCGTATGTTGCTATCGCTCCGATTAGTGACATCAGACAATCCTATAAATGCCGTGTCTAAGTTCCTTCCCGATAGTGTCAACCACCTTCTTGTGATTCTTGTCAAAGGCTGGCCGCATGTAAGGCCGGGCTGGGATGTTAACCGACTTCACCCTAACCCATTGGTTCCCCATCTTGAACACAAGGAAGGGAGCGTTCTTTGCTCTGATGGTACCACCGAATTCGTGTATAGCAGCGTAGACAACATGGGTACCAACTACCACTGTCGCCCGTTTCACCAGTACTGCTCGGATACTGGCTCTCATGTTACCAGTGTCGATGAGCTGCTGCTTTCTTATGTTCTGCTTTATAGCCCGTTCAAAAACAAAGCCGCCTTGCATAAATGCTCGGTCTATTTCGGGTGGGGTAGCCAGCCCGATCATTCGCTTCATCTTATCATCGAACTCGACCAGCCCGACAAGTTTCATCGGTTCATTTGCTGGCACAGGTTATTCCTGCCTTAGCCTTTCTAACGCCAGGGTGATGTACCGTTGTCTCATCAGGTACCCCCTTTCGCGCAAGATTTCGTTGATGGTAAATGGACCGGCTTCGATACTTCCATCTTCCAGGGTGATATCACCTATCCTGTGCTGGGTAATGTCGAGCGGTACCCCTCCTACGTCTGTATCAGGGGGAACCAGTAGACGGTAGACACCTACGGTTATCTGCGTTTCTTCACCTGTAGTTTCTGTCTCCGCTCGTTTCGATAACAAGCACTTGCAATCCGACACGTCATCCCAGGTTGGTACCCGTTCTAGCGTGTTCTCGTCAAGAAGTTCGGAGAATCCCTGGAACACGCATGAATCCTTCATATGACGTACAGGTGATCTAGCCATTAGGTATCCGACCGATAGACTTTCAGTAGTGCTTTATGTTTACCCAGGTTAGCCAGGGTGCCACTGTCATCGAGAGCTATGGCTTGTTGTCCATATACGGTTGCCTTCAATCCTTCATCCAGTGGTCCAACCTGATACGACGCGGAGAAAGATCCCCCGACAGATTCTGACTTCAATTGGGGCTGTTGGATTGAAACAAAGTGCGCGGCTAACAGCAGTTCAATCTGGCCTAGCTCTGTAGCTGATAACCCTGTCACCCTATCGGTCAGGGTATGCGCGAAGTTGATATGAGCGTTGATGCTCCCTTCTTCAAGGTCGGTGTCAACTATTTCCTCAACTTCGTGGGCTACTACCCTTGCGTCTGGGTTCAGATCAGCCATCTATGCGTTCCTCTAACCAAGTAACCAGGGTTACCCTTTTCTGACCGGCCAGTTCTTCGGTCAGGGCTTCTACCGGGTCCAAGACACCGGATTCTACGAGACCCTGAACGGTTGCGATGGTCATCTTGCTGGTATCCTGGGGTTCTGGTGAAACTTCACCGATATCCTCTACCTCCACAGGTATATCCTCGAACTTCCCCGGGAAAGCTGCCAGTTCGGCTTCTGATGGGTTGTAGAAGGTACCTGGGGGGAGACAATCCCCCCCCACCCAATGTCCTTTCAGACCGGCTATTATATGCGTGTAATTCAGCATGATTTGCGCTCCTTAAAACTGTCTAAATTGTTACCAGGATTGAACCTGCTTTACGCGCCAGTGTAATGAACGATACCGGAACGGCCTTCTTTGTCGGCCTTGATTCGGGGTACCATCGCAGACATGACCTTGTAATTCTGAATCATGCCGCCTTCCTCATCCCACTGAACGTTCGTGATATCCTGGGCTATCGCCAAGTCAACGACATCCGGCAACATCGTTACCAGTACCAGAACCCCAGCAGCCAATGTATCGGCTGGCTTGATTTCCACTAATTGGGGGATAGCATCCAGGCAACGCTGCCATGCTGATTGACCGGAGCCATCAGTATAGATTGCGCGCATTTCTGCGTATTGGGTCTTGGCGACATACAGAACATAAGGGCCATAGTAGTTGTCGGCTTCGGCCGCAATCACCATGTTGTTCACGGTCGAGAAGATGTTCGTAATGGTACCGAAATCCCCATCAGCCGTGCCGGTGTTCCGGTTCGGATGAGTTGTGTAGCCATAGATGGGGTTGGCATCGACTACCAGGGATGTGCCGTTGAACAGCAATCCTTCGAGCGTATCCGCAACCAACCTTGATGCTACCTGGGCTTGGAGCGTATCCAAAGCATTCCCCAGGTTACGGGAAGCGAGCAAGCGCCGGATATTCAGGCTGTAGTCCTTGTGGACTATCGGCACAGGTACACCGACCAGGGTGAAATCGAGAGTATCTTTCTCCCCCCTGGTTGCGCCGGCCATGTCAATCTGAGCAGCCGACATATCGCTCATCTGTTCCCATTCGGATATCAGAGTACCTAACCCACCCAGAGCGTAGGTCAAGCCCCGGCTACGTAGATCGGCTACACCGATAAGCCGTTGCCGAGCGATGTCGATCACCCTGGTATCAAGTTGTTTCCACTCGTCCTTTCGGAGTAGTGCATTGGGCTGAATCCCACCATTGCGCCGTAACGCAGCAGCTTCTTTTTGATCAGCCGGGTACCAGGGTCGTAATGCGTTGGATGAAAATCCAGACGCGGCCATACGCGCAGGCAATCCTGCGAGGAAACCCTGGACGGTTGAAAATTGGGCCAATTCATTTGGCATGATATATCTCCTTCTAATCTAACTGGTTTCGTTAGCGACTAGGGGTTAGCTCTAGCCAAATCGAACGCGGATACGGGCACGAGTGCCGGTCGTGGTTACGGCTTCATCGGCAAACCCAACGACAGCACCAACAACGACGGTATCGGCGATGGTTGTCTTTTGCAGATCACCGTCACCGGCTGATAACAGGGGGTCACCCCTGACAACCGTCATGCTGGTAGTAAGCCACATATAAAGCACGTCGCCCGGCTGGGGGATAACATACAGGACGTTGTCGGCAGACGCATACGCATCGTCAATTCCGTTCCCAATGAAATCCTGCTCGATGGCTACCATCTTCTGTGCAATCCCATCACCGGAAGCGTGAACGATCACGTCGCCAGATGATATAGCAAGCAGATGCCCTGGCTCAATTGCACCACCGGCATCGTCTTCAAAACGCGGGGGGTTCCCCTTCAAGATTACAGTATTTGGCATGATATTCTCCTTCTAAGTTATGTCCTTCTACAAAGGCTATCGGTTACGATTGGGTCAAGCCGATTCTTCGATGGTTGGCATCGAATTGTCGACCAGTTCAGCATCGTCACCGTTCGGGCTGTAACCTGTACCCAGGGGAGCGTAATTCCGCGTCTCCCAACTACTGACCAGCTTCTCCAGCATACCCAGGGGTAACTGGCCTAGCTCATCTTCCGAGTAGGGGTTACGGCTATCAGCGAGAGCCTGGGTTACCAGTTCGCTTCGCCGCTGGTTGGAGTTGGCCTGGATGCTTCCGATAGCCGCTTCCACTTGCTCGATACCACCCAGACGGTCAACCATCTGAGCCAATGCTTCTAAGGCGGGATCACCCTGGGGGGTTTCATCCGTCTCGGTCGTTTCGGCTTCCGGTTCTTCCGTCTCGGTTGTTTCGACTTCTTCTTCTTCTTCTTCTTCTTCTCGTTCAATCTCGTCAGGCATGGTATCCTCCGTGTCTGATTCTCTGGGGGGTACCTGGGACATACTTTCGGCATTGCCGATTACACTTTCCCCGGTATCCGCATCTTGATAAACAACTTCAACCCTAACACGATCAGCCCAGGTCACTTCATCACCTGTGTCTGTGTAGGGGTATGACCACAGCCCATTATCGTCATTGGCTATCACGACATTACCAAAGACTTCATTAGGCCATAGGCTACTTTCAAAGGATGTATCGAAGGTAGCATGGAACGAGTCGAGTATCCTACCCACCCTGCTCGTCATACTTTCCTCGACATTTTCAGCTAACATATCGGGCATAGGCGTATCCTCCGTATTGATTCTAGGTATCCCGCAACCATCCCCCCAGGAGCAAGCTCCAACTTCGTGGGGGAGCAGAGCAAGGTGGTCAGGGCGCAGGTTACGCTGAACACCGTCATAGCTTTCGCCCATGAATGTACCTTCTCCAGCTTCCAGGTCGCGCCAGTAAGCCGTTGATACTTCCATAGGTTCCCCGGCTTCTACCAGGGTCATAACCTCTAACGCTTCACCCCCCAGGGATTGAACCTTCTCGATATCGAACCATACCTCCCCAGAGAGCTTGTCCCCATCCCAGGATGCGTTCCAGAATCGTGCGGGGGATAGGTCTACAATCTCGGGGGTATTGGCTGATACTGGTCCACCCTGGGTATCTTCTGGATGTCCGATGGGTACAGGGATGCCGTTCCACATTTCAACATAACGGCTAATTTCATCGGCTTCTACCAGCTCCCCATTGAGAACCCCAGGGACGATAACAACGGCCGGAGCCACTAGGTATTCTTTGCCACCCTGGGAAACGGTTGTTACTGTCGCTGCTAGGATTGCATCATGGGTTATGAGAATTGCTGGCATATCATCCCCTAAAACACAAAGTGCTACGCCCCTGGTCTGGAGCATAGCCACTTTCAAGCTAAGACGTTATTCGGTTAAATTCTACCGCATTCTAGCAACCCCCTATCGGGTTGTCAAGTATCCACTACCGCCAGAATACCCGAATGTACCACCCCATCTCCATATCGGTGAACTTTCACCCGTAGAATACTAGAAGTATTCACACTACGACAATCCAGAAATGACCTCTTTTTGTAATGGCTAGATCCGAAAACAGGTGGTTTTCTGACTCCGACAATAGCGGTGTCCTACTAAGCACCCACCCCCTAACCCATTGAAAGGGGTAACTCCCTACCCTGTCGATGTTTCGATACGCTATGGTTACGTTTGGCTGTTGTTTTCAACCCTGATTACAAGCCCATCCTGGGGATTCTCCCCCATCAGGGATAGCAGCCAGTCTACTGTAGCTCCCTTTGGCTCGATAACATCACGTCTTACTGTGACGTACCTGGGTAGCCCCCGTTCTGTTAGAACCGTAAACTGTAATCGTGCGTTGGGTGCCCCACCCTGTTCAGCCAACTGCTGTAATCGGAGAGCGATGTTTCGGAATGGGGGCTTTAGGATATCTGCCATATTAGAATTTCCTAACGGGTAACCATGTGCAACGACATTGGGGATGAACGGGTATCACCCCCCTTGCATCAGCGACAAGATACGTCTTGCCTTCCAGTGCAATACACAATTCACATACCCTATCGTCCCCCGCATTGGAGAACTCGACTAATGCTACAACCCCCTGGGTACCGAAGGTTTCGTATCGGTTCAGGGTACCTTCTGCGTATGCGTTGATAACTTCTGTCCTGGCTAAGATTACCGACCGGACAACCCCAATACCGTTGACTGACTTTTCGAGGTTCTTGGCTATCTGTCCTGGGCCAATCCCTTCTGCAAGCCCCAGGGTTAGTTGCTCCCTGATACCATCAGCCATAACGGTTGTCGTGTTTTTCAACAGTTCAAACTGCCTGGAATACAGGTGGTTCAATGTATTGGTGTCGATGGGTAGATAGAACCCCACCCCCACCCCTGTACCCCCTGGGGCTATACCGGCAGCGGCTAGGTGAGCGTTTGCGTCCCCCAGAGCCTTGCTATAGGCAGAACGGATATGGCTGTCCATCCAGTTAGTTTCGGTGAAAGTTCCCTGGAATCCCTGGGATACCCCCAGGATGCCTTCATTGATCGCACGATTCAACCAGTTTACAAAGGCTGTCACGTTCGCGGCTGGGTCGGTGGTAAATTCAAAGCGGGTGGCCGGGTCGATGTTCTCGGCCAGCGGGTCAAAGATGGGGATATCATCGACATCTTCCTGGGGGGCTAATCCCAGAGCATCGTTGTCAACGACCGTCTTATAGATTAGGCTAATCAGCCAGGAGAACCGACGACGCATCTCCTGCTCATACCCGTATCGGATACCAGCGGTGCCAGTCGGATCTACTCTCCGATTAGCATTGGTTCTATATTGTTTCTTGATGCGCTCAAGAAACTGGTTAGCAATCAGGATTTGCCTATTCTGCGATGGTTGGTTGACCGTCAACATCTGTCATCGTCTCCGCGTCCAGTATCCTGGTTTCAAAGTCGGGAAGATTTATCATGTCATCTGGGGGTACGGCTGGCAACCCTAACAGTTCCTGTCTCGCTTCTGCGATGGGTACAACCAAGTCGGCGGCTCCCAGGGGTGCTACCAGATTGAGTGTCTCGGCTCTGGTCTTGTTCACGTCCGCTTCCTCGACCGGATTCAATTCAAACAGACTGGGGAACTCGAAATCGTATTCCCCGCTGGATGGGGCTGATATGGCTCCCATCGTAACCAGGAAATCGAAGAACGGTCGTAGGATAGATGGCTCGGTAAAATTGTTCTGGCGGCTGGTAACGTAACTAGCCCAGTTCACATCGTCCTGGGATGAGGCAAGCTCTCCCCTTTCAGATCCCAGCAGCTTTCTCTGGGGGATATCCGTCGCTGCGGATACCAGGGAGACCAGTATCTTGAAGATGCCTACAGGGTCAGATACCTGTCCTGCTCCCAGCGGGTTTATCTTTACCCCCCTGGTACGAATGAAGCGTCTCAGTTTGTGATAGTAGGCTTCAAATTCATCTTCCAAAGCCTGTTCCTGGTCTGGGGTTAGATCATATTCGGGATCTAATTCGGCTTGCATCCCCCTGTCCATAATCTGCCAGTATATCTCTGCCGATCCCCCTACTACCTTGAGGATGTCCATCAGGTAATTCAGCACCCGCAACAACCTGGGTTTTCCTATCAGTTCGTTGTCGGTTGGGTTCTCTGCTATATGGATGCACCGGCTGTGGTGTACCTCTTGCTCAAGACCCTCATCTAGCTTCACAGAGTATGTCTCAACCAAGCCAAACCTGGGGTCGGCTGAATCCGCAACCTTTGTCTTGATGGTTGCTTGCCCAGCGTGTAGGGGTTTCAGGTAGATGATACTGTCCCCCCCCTTCGTTATGTCCCCGGCTTCTAAGGGATCGGACAGCTTCTTGTCTCCTGATACCCCTATCAGTAAGACACCATAATCCCCAATGCCTGTGACGATATCCAACCTGTTCATGATAGACCAGATTTTCAACCGTTTGACGATAGCATTGGCTTCTTCCACGAAGGGGGTATCCGTCGCATATTCAGAATCAAGATCACCGTCTAGTACCAGGGGGGGCTTGCGCCAAGATTCCTTTGCTGGTGATTCGATAACCCTAGCTCCCAACCCATCCCGACGATATAAGCCATAGTAGTAATCGAACTGTGGCTCCTCTGGGTACCCTAGTTCTGTGTAATAATCTCTAGCCCCATCGAACGCGGTCCCTAGTTGGGAAGCATACGCGGCACGGCTGGATATTGTGCTGTTCCGTATGATTGCTTCGGCTTCTTGGATTATGGCTAGATTATGGGTCGTAGCTTCTGGTGAAACTTCACCGTTATTATCCGACATCGTTATCTCCTTCTCCCCCAGGTACCTGCCTTCTTTTTGGGTATTGCCACCAGCAATTTCATTAGTGCCTGGGTGAGCGAATCTACTTGGTCATCGTTAGCCGCGTTCGGGAACGCCGACAACTCGGCTATCAAGTCCCATACCCAGGGGGCTATGTGCGGGTGGGGCAAATATACATTACCTGATTCTATCACAGGTGTTACCGCATTGGCACGTGCCACCTTGCTCCCCATCGGTTGCACAGGGAGCAACCCAGGGATCTTTGACTGTAGCATTTGTATCACCGCTGGTCCGTTGGCTTTATCTTCGATGTATTTGGCTGTAGCCAAAGGCCAGTTATTTGTCATCAGGGTGACCGCTTTCAGGGTCTTGGGTAGGTCAATCCTAGCACGGCTTTGATCTAACAGGTATGCGTTCGCGCCCAGTCCACCCCAGAGCTGCCCCACCACGAAACTGCTCGATGCTAACTCCTTAAAAGCCATGTCCCAGGATTGTATCTGTTCATCGAATCCCCCAGGTAATTCGCCTACGGTACAGTCAACAAAGCTGCCATCTTCCATCCTAACCTTGACAGGGGGTAGTGGGTTCCCCTGGGGGTACCAGAATCGCCAATGGTATTTCTTGAACACTTCACCTGTGTCTGGGGATGGTCGCTGCTGTAACTGCGCGGCTGATTGCTCGCTACCCAGGGTCTTTTTAAGTTGGTCAACCGATTTTCTACCGAAACGTTCCGGCCAGATTAGCTCTCCATGTTTCTTCCTGGGATCTGACCACCCCAGTGATGTGACGTATTTTTCCTTCTCGTATTCGGTAGGGATTTTTAGCACCTCATAGGGGGCACCCCCTTCCGCTTCCTTCTCCTCAAGGTAGCCTACAATGTCGCGTTCGTGTACCCGTTGACAGATGATAACAGACGATGATGCCTCTGAATTTTTACGGGTAGAAACAGTGGTCGCCCAGAATTCATTGGTTCCTTCACGGACGGTATCAGAGTGGCGGTCATCAATCTTCAAGATATCATCAGCAACCAGATAATCCCCACCCTCTCCGGTAGACCCACCCACCCCCAATGCTTGTCGGTGACCACCCTGGTTATTTTCAAAGCGTCCTTTCAGGTTCTGATCCCCTGCTAGTTGGAATGTATCCCCAAACGCTTCCTGGTAGAAATCTGATTTTACAATTCTCCTGGCCCTGACATTATCCCTGATAGCAAACCCTGCTGAATAACTAAAATAGAGCCAATGTGTCCAGGGTCTAAATGACCATACCCAGGGTTGCCAGATGCAACTGACAAGGGATGATTTCATGTGTCGGGGGGGGATGTTGATGATGAGATTGGGTATCTGTCCCCAGACAACGGCTTCCAGATGTTCACTAATTGCCCCGATGTGCCAGTTGTCCAGGTAGGGTACATTCGGGTCAACGACAGGCCATGCCAGGGGGATAAACTCGCGCAAGGTTAGGGCAGGTAAAGACAGCCCCCCCATCAGATCCTGCAAGTCTATTGCTTCTTCTGGGGAGAGGTAGGGGTATACGTCGTGGGTCAGGTAATCCCAGTCTAACTCACTTGGGAGCTTGACTGTCGGCTGAACCGTCATCCTGTTTCTCCGCTTCTGACTTTCGTCTCGCTGCTAACAGTACCATGTCTCCGATAGCATCAACCCGCTGTTTGTCTGTTATCCTAGATTCACCTGCCGCTGGCCCTGCGTCTGGGTCATGGGTGGGGGTACCTGTTAGGATACCGTCATGAATCATGTCGATGGCTGTAGCCAATGTCCTGGTAGCAGATGTCATCTCCCCCAGGGATTCATTACCCGTTGGCTTGTATACCAGCCACGTTGCGATCAAATGCTCCCATGCCGCCTTCGATGTTGTCCTCATCCTCTTCAAGAAAGCGATTTCCTCATCCTCTCGTTTCTTTAGCTCAACCCTACGCAGGTTTTCATCCCAGGTATTTGCCCGGTTCTCCCAGGACGGAACAGGCAATACTCGTATGTCACCATCTGTCCCGATCTGCCGGTAGTATTTCCGGTTACCCCTGTGGTCTTGTCCGTTAGCCCACCGTCGCCAGTTTGAAGGGGCTTGCCGCACATCTGGTCTGGTTGACCTGATGGGTTTCGCGGCTCGGTAGGCTTTGCTTACGTTGCGTGGCTTATCCTTCTGGGGGAAGAAGTACAGAAAGAACGCTTCATAACTTTTGCGGGTATCCCAGGGTTGCTCCTCCCAGACTTTCGTCTCCTGGGCTACCATCGGCAACCGTCCTACGTTTTTCGGGATGTTGCTAGTCATTGGCGATTATTTCCCCGTCTGCTGCATATGGTGAAAGTTCACCGAATACCCGAAGGGGATACCAGGGATAGAAACTCGTGTCGGGCTTCCGGCTGATCCCTGAATGTCCCAAGCATAACGGATGTTGACATCATTCCTTCGGTCTTGATCCCCCTCATCTGCATACAAGTATGTTCGCCCCTACCCAGTACCGCAACCCCAGACGCGCCGGTGATCTTTTCAATCTGGTTGGCTATGTCGTGGACCAGTTGCTCCTGGGTCTGTAGCCGATGAGCCATCAGGTGGGCTATCCTTGCAAACTTCGATAACCCCAGCACTTTGTCTGTGGCGATGTACCCTACCGACACGTCACAGTAGAATGGTAACAGGTGATGTTCACAAAGGGACCAGACGCGCATATCGGATACCACTACCATCTGGTCTGTAGTCATTGACTCAAATGTCGTTGAGTGGTTGGTGTCTACATACCCGATAAACTCCGACCAGAACCTAGCCACCCTTCGGGGGGTATCCTTCAACCCTGGTCGGGCTTCGTCGCCATGCCGTACTTCACCGATGGCTATGAGCAACTGTTCTATTAGCCGTTCTATCGTTGGCTGATGTACTTGTGAACCTGGATGCTCAGTCTCCAATTCCGCGTCATCGCTGTTTCGATACATAATTTCGTTGCCTTCTCCGATTGACTAATTGGCTGTACGCTGACAACCCCCCCATCCTTCCTTCCGTAACGAGCAAGCATCGTAACCAGTTTGTCAACATCTTCTTGCTTACCGATTACCTGCTTTATCTCATCTGCTTGTGCCACGACAATCGGTAGCACCCGTTTCCCTCCCGGCATGTCGTGCTTGGGTGATACCGTAACCCAGTCAAATCCTGCGTTCAGGTGGCCCTCTGCTGTACCCGATGTTTCAATGGCTACCTTGAAACCGTTGCGGTGCAAGGCTGATACTAACGGCTTCAATCTTTGTAGCGATGGTTCTCCCCCAGACACCAAGACCCATCGAATGTTAGGATATTTTCTGTAGAGGTGGGCTGCCAGTTCGGAGACATTGACGGATGCGTTCAGCGCGTTTGTCCCCATGATCATTCGCCAATCGGCTACAGTACCGTCACCATCTTGCGCCCATGTTTCCTTCGTATCGCACCAGGGACACCCGACATCACAACCTTGCAAGCGAACCATGATCATGGGTTGTCCAGTCATGCTACCTTCGCCCTGAATACAAGGGTAAATGTCGTTCAAAACTATCGTCGTTCCTACTTCGTTTTTTGTCATATAATCCTCAACCTTAAAAGAAACTCTGGTATAATCTGGTACATATAGATATGCTTCGATATCTCCGTTAGCCCCATCAGATTCCCCTCTTACGGGAAATGACGAGACACCTATACCCTAACCCCTGGAGAACGTGCCCGTCACTTTTGATTTTATAGCTTCTGTCACTTCTGTACCCCTTAGCACCTTCCAATCTGCCTGTGGGTCAGACGTAAGCATGGGCTAGGAACCTCTCTAAGAGTGGTCGGTATGTGTCAAAAAGAGCTGTCTACGATCTTCGTAATTGGCTTAGTCAAACACCTGTAAAATCTCAGGTTTCGTATTAGGAGTGTAGACAGCAGTAACCTTCGGTGTCTCCGATACCCGCACAGCGACAAGGTATTGATCCCACCAGAAGTTGACTTGACACACGGTAAAAATATACTCTGCCAAGACCTCGGCTGTAGTTGGTAATCCTTCCATCACATCATTCAAATGACGATGGTCTAGCGTGTTGTCTAGCCACTCCTTGAAGGGTGAAAGTTCACCGTAATCGACCACGAACCCATGTTCATCCAACACGTCACCAGCAAGTACCAGGGTGACAACATAATTGTGCCCATGAAGGCGACCGCATTGGTGTCCCTCTGGCAATCCTTCGATAATATGGCTGGCTGAAAAATGAAACTCTTTGCTAATGTAGTACATTTTATTTTTCCCTTTCGATCATAGCATAGTTACAAATGCCTTCTGTTGACAATCCCCTTTTCATCCTGAATAAACCGTCCTGGTAATGACTCCGATGAAACTTCGCGGAGGATCCGAATAACAACCCGAAATCGGTTGACGACAACTCTTTGAGATGATAAGGATTCAAGTCTCCCTTGAAAATCACGACATCCCCCAGGTGCGTTGGTCCATTCTTGGAGATACTGCCGACAACGATGGTACCCCCCTTTCGTGTCACCCTGGTTAGTTCGGAGACAACCCGCTGGTGATCCTCTACATGCTCTATAGTCTCAAAGCATAGGGTTACATCTACCGATTCATCGGGGAGGGGGATATCCAGCACGTCTCCCTCTATCACCTTCTCCTCTGGGGATGGCCTGATATCCATGCTTGTCACATACTCGAAATGTTTCTCCAGTATCAGTCGTTGCATGTTGTCTCCGGCTGCGATATCGAGAACGCTCTTGCTCTTGTCGCCAAGCAATTCCCCGTAATAACGATAGGGGTGCATAAGCATCTCCAGTATCTCCCAGGGTGCGTTATCTGGGTTGGCCCTTTCAGGTGTTTTCATTTGCTTACCTCATAACTGGCTTCCATCATGCTCTCCAGGTCTACCTCTAGCATCTTCATTGTCACCTTATGTAACCCCCATTTCTCATGGGAGTAATTGCCATAATGATAAGCATATACGTCATGCAGAACCAATCCCCTACCAAGTAACAGGCCAATCACTGCATCGCATCCCCCCCAGGTCATTTGCTGTATCTTATCGGCTACACTCTTGTAGCTGTCTGTCCTAATTGCGAAACAGGTACCACCAAGCCACTTTGTTGGTACATTTTCACCGATATCGAATACCCGTAGCCAATCAGGATGTACATCTCTCAATGCCTGCTGTACCCTGGGATCGGCCCTGTCTACCCTATCCCAGATTTCAGTATGACCTGGAATGTTGTTCTCGGTTAGATTCTTAGCAAATCGTATCACTGGTAATACCCACTGATTCCGCGTTGCCTCATAAGCCAATTTCTCAAGCCCCCCATTGGGTAGCACAACCGCATCATCGTCTAGGTTGACTACCACAGGATATGCTGATTGTGCTGCCTGAAAATGGGACTGGCCCAGGGTTTCTGGATTTTGCTTTTCCACGATAATTTTACAACCCAATTCTGAGAGGGTGTCTAACAGGTAACGGTCTTGATGTAGCACCGGCCATCGTCGGGTAACTATCCGAAGATTGAACGGCGCATGTTGGAGCAACCCTGCCAATACCCCAGTCATGTTCTGCCCTCTAGTGGGGATTACCACTTCAAAGTCTTTTTTACTATAGCTCATAACACGTCCTTTCTTTCTGATATCCTCTGCCTTCTGATCGCTGCTGCAGCATAGATGTTGTTCACCAGGATACCCGGCCATTCGGTAACCCTGGAGGGTATCAAGTGTTTCATCATCGCATCGCGCAACCTCCTGGGTTGAACAACTTCCCATGACCAGGGCTGTTCAAGATGTGGCTCGTGTATACCGTTCAGCGACATAGCCACCCACCTACGAAAACAAGCCATGCACCGTCCACAACCAATGCATCCGTTTCGTTGGGCTTCTCCTGGCTGATAGCAACTGCTGGTAATCAGGAGCATTGGCACCTCATGGGGATACAGTTCGAGAAACTTTTTGACCAAGTGCGTTTTGCTCCAGTTCCTGTAGGGGGATACCACCTCAACCTTGCTACCATGCAGGTAGGTTAGTAATCGGCTGGTGTCACGGTGAAACTTCCCCGACTTATCCTTGACGCTTTCGCCAAGCAACCCCCCCAGGATAACTTGAATGGGGTCTCCCATCTTCTTGTTTTTCCGTGTCCTCATACCCAGGATATGCAAGTAACCGGCTTGGGCTAGTATCAGGTTACGCAGGGGGATGTATCCGTCATCATGCTCAAGATCACCCATGAACCAGTTCGTGTCATTGGTAACGTTCAGGTGAATACCCAGGTGACTGTATGCTTTCCGCTGGGACATGATAGATTTTATTTCGTGGGGCTGATACCCATGTCCAAGCTCTACGTATAAAGCAGGTGGACACCCCAGTAACCTCCACATGATCAGACTGTCTAGCCCCCCGCTATATAATTGTATCCTGGTATGATTCTTTGTTTTTTTCATGGTCGTGTCTGATGGGTTAGCCAATCTATAATGACGTGGCTTGTCCACCCCAGTAGCCAGATGATAACCAGCCCCCTTCTACCATGCGTGAATCGGTGAAGTTTTACCAGGGTATGATCTTCTCCCAACCATTCGCTTCGCCAGCCAAAGAACATCAGGAAGATGTCGGGTAGTATCGCACCCACCCCACCCACTAAAGCCCCGACAATAAAATGCCTGTCCTCTCTCATGCTGTTTCTCCTAACTATCCCAGGATACAGACCAGTCCTGTATCAGCCAATAAGCCCACTCGGGTGGGTTGTCTGCGTCCCACATGAAATCGAAGTAGACAACGGTCTGTTCGTAATAGGGTGACCACCCCACGACGATTGCTCCTCCGGTATCGACACATTCCATCGTCTCGTCAATGTCGTGAAAGGTAATCGTAGCCCCAAGCAATTCCATCGGACATGCCCCAGATGTGAAGTACATCCCAGGGGTCAATGGTCCGGTGGCTACGGTCGTACAATCCCCATCGCAGTTGATCCCCCCATCGTCTGGGTCGTAGATCGAAAGTACCGCTGGGTAATCAGTGATAACAGGTTCGGGATCATACGGTATCGGAAACGACATCAGTATCAGCAACATGGTCGATAATCGTCTCGCTACCGTCCGTAGCCTCCTGCCCATTGGACGATGCGGGGGTGGTTGGTATGTTAGGATGCTTAATGTCAATCGGTCCATACATCTTCTCCAGATATTGCTCGGCTAACGTGTGCGATCTAGACGATATTAAGCATAACTGGATGCGTTTTGCTTTTCCTTTGTCTTGGTATACCCGATGGTCAAAGCCTAATGCTCGGATAGCGGTGCCATGCTTCGACCAGAGTTGCTTGTTACCTATCCTGATGCGCCGTAATTCAGCCCTGTGCGGGTTCCAGATAGGTACAGTCCCATACCTGAAACCACTACCCCACCCAGAGGTGTCGATACTGTACCAGGGGAACGCTTTCAGTACCTTCCAGTTTGCCATGCCGAACCCATGATAAACTACAGGCTTGCCCATAGCCATCTGATGCGCTTTGGCTAGGTATCGCCACATGCTCCTGCTACCTGATTGCGTGTGACCAACCATCCCCCCTAGCGCGACATACGGGTAATCGGTGATGAAATCACGCAGCACCGACCAGGGTTCACCACCATGAAATACTGGTACAGGTTTCAACCCCATCCCTTCCAGTATCCGCTGGTTCTTTAGCCCCTCTTTTACATCCCCCTTCACGTCCAGGTTGGCATAGTGGGTAAAGATATGTCCCCACTTCTGTAGCCATTCTCCGTAGGCGTGTACGGTAACATTCACCCCCAGACTGTGAACGGATACCGCACCAGAATCAGCGAAGGTATCGGTATCTCTACCGATGCGGTCCATAACCGCATCCATGTCGCGCTTCTGGAAGTAGAAGTAAGACATCAGCACCCTGGGGGTACCGTAACCCCTAACCCCTTCCGTTGCGCTTTCCAGGTTGGCTACGTTCGTATCGGCTAGATAGATTCTCATTGGGCAGGTTTTCTCCAGACCAGGGATAGGTTATGTCGTCGTCGTCGTTGACTGGGGGTTTCTTTGGCTATCATCTCTCGGTAATGCTCGCGACAGTACCAGTTAGCCAACGACAGCAGTTGCTCCTTCCTCAACTCCAGGTTGTTCCTCTGGCTGTAGTTGCTCATCTGTTCTCCTCCGGTTTAAGTTTACGTAGTCGTGGGCTATGCTCAACATCTGGTGAAATTTCGCCGCTTCTGACAGATGCTTGGGTAGCATATCCAGTACCTCAGCGAATAGTTGGAATGTTTCGGGGGGTACGGCTACCCGAATCACCGGCCAAAAGTCCTCATCCTCTGGTTCCCCGTATTCTTCAAGTAATGCGTCTGGGTCGGGTGGGTCAAAGTCAATCCCATGAGCCTGGGATAGTTCCTCGACCATCAGTCTCAAGGGATCATGTTCCAGCTTCAATTGGGAGACAAGATCGGATAGGATATCCAGGTTCGTACCAGCCATCGCTGATATCGGGTCTAGCATCGTTAGCAACTGCTTTTCTTCCTGGGGGGTTAGCTGCCGTATGATCGCTGGTATCTTCTCCCCTGGGTACCGTTCGGCTACCTCTCGTCTACCGTGACCATCGACATAGGTGGGGATTGCTTCGTCGGCACCCCACCCATTTTCAACCTTGCGATCATTCACCAGTACCACCCCCGACCACCCGACACCCTCCTTCCCATTAGAACCATAGATCAGAGATTCCAGAGCATCTAACTGATAGTCGTCATGGGTACGCCATTGCAGGGGGTTTTCTTGTGCGCTGTCTGGGTCAATCCAGACAACCTGTAGTTCGATATCCTCTTTCAGCGTCTCCAGGTAGGGGACGAGGTCATCCCTGTTCTCCTTCTTGGCTTGTCTGATGAATTTTTCGATTAGGGCATATTGCTGTAGGTCATCTGCTGGGGTTGTGCTGTCTTTATCGCTCATTCTCCGATTGTATCACATTGTCACAGGTTGAGAAAAGGTCAACCCCAGATTCGTCTAATTCTAGGTGTCGGGGAATGGTGAAAGTTTACCGATATAGCCACCTGCCCGGTACCTGGATAGATGGGTGGTCGCTTCCCCAGGTTTCCAATGGGTTGGTCCAATAGTCACAGGCTGGCTGTTAGTCCGACAGGAGAATGGTCCTGTTAGACAAACAGTATGTGCTAGGTAATATGTGTCCTGTTCCTGTTCGGGCTGTTAGCCCATTCGTAGCCGTTTCCTACGAGAAAGGTACCCGATAGGGGCACATAACAGGGTGGTTCCCCCTGGTAGGGTGATTCGTACCACCTGATTAGCCATCGCTGGCAACGGCTAGATGTACCCCCCATCTACCCTGTTTCTAATCTATTCTTTTTGCTCGTCTGGGTGGGGTGGGATGACCTTGCTCACTATGCGAACGGGGAGAAGTAACCAGCCAAAAAAATACCCCCCAGGGATACCTCTGTCCCTGGGGGGTGGTGGGGGTGGGTAGGATTAGGCCAAGTAACCCATCGTCCGGTCGGGGTCAAAATCAGGTACCCCAGGGGTGCGGTCAAATTGCTCGTCCAACTCTATCTGATGGTCAAAACATAGTCCGGTTTCTTTTTCGGCGGCATCAAGGGGGTCTCCGCACATTCCACATTCTCCGGTATCCTGTCCAAAGGATTGTGCCATTTCCCATTCCATAATGTCGTCCATGATATCCCATCCTGATACCTGTTCTTCGATTACTGCTGTGCCATTTAAGTGTTCCATTTCGTTACCTCCCAAGTAACTGATTCTGGTGGGGGGTGGTTATCCCCACCCCCCAGATTCGATTCTGATTCTTAGCTGATATTATCAAAGTGATTTCCGCGTCCAGTTCGGCGGCATCGTTCTTGATAACTGGCCGATGCTTCGGATACCATCGCGTCTATCGTTACCGTGTTGTCTGCTCTTGGCTCCTGCTCCTTCACTGTAAGGATGATTCTCGGTGCCCATCTGGGGGGTACGGTACCGTTCTGGACCGGGGCTACACCTTTAATACCCCCCAGTTCTTCCCCCAGGTCCACTGTCAAATACTTGCGTCCAAAGTCGATCACCCTGATTGTGTGCCTTGATTCCAACCATACATCCCCATCCTTCACTCGGGTGATTTCCCATAATCCTGCGATGGTAACCATCACTTGATAACCCATGTGAAACATTTGCCATGCTTGATCATATTCTTTCTTGGCTAATTTTATTGCCCATTCTGCGTCTTTCGATTCTTTGGTGATTGTGTAGGTCTTTGTAATCTGGTTCATTTCTGTGTCTCCTGGTAATCCTGGGGGGGGTGGGTTATCCCCCACCCCCTAACTGATACATAATATGTTAAACTTGTACCAAGTTTACCGCATTGTACCTAATTGTGCAAGTGCAATACCGATATTGAACGAAGTTGCATTTTTACCAGGGGTAGCCCAGGGGGATACGTCTCCTGTAATCCCCGCTAAGATTCTATTTGCTTTTTACCCGACCAACCTGGGGGGGAATGGCTCCGTCTATATCGGTGAACTTTCACCCTGTAAGCATTCGTCTATTTTGTCTACGGTCTACAGTCAAAGAAAATCCCCAGGCATTGGGAGTACCTGGGGTTAGGGGATGGGGGCTAAAATGCGGGGGCTACGATCCGCAGCTTCCCATCGTCCATACGGTTATCCAACGTCCGACCTTCGATGCCCCTGATGGGGTCGTTGTCCAGGGGGGTACCATCCTGGTCAACTTCCTGTATGTCTACGATGGGTACGAACTCCTTCATGATGTGATTCCATTGTAACTGGATTTCAATCACCCTACCCCTCAACAGCACTTCGTCGGATAGTGGGTCGTGTAATTCGATTACTGTACCAACCTTCACGTTCTCCGTCATCTGGTTACGCTCCTTCTATTCATCTGCTCGATACTTTCCATTGTCATCCGTTTGCGCTCGATGGTATCCGCACAGGCTTCCGCTGCCCGTAGGTGTCCAAAGAACGATACGTGCTTGTAACTGTTTAGGCTGTGGGTGAACCACTTCGCCCGACCGTTCGGCTTCCTGGGTTGACCTGGGGCTGGGGTTACCCTACCCACTACCTGCCCGTCTATCAGAACTTGATAGATATCAGGTAATCCTGTTTTCTGTACCTTCCACTTCAATCGTATCGTCAT